ATAACGTGGAGTAGTAGAAGCATTCCGCAAGGAACAGAAAGTGAAATAGACGTTCTTACCTTAACATTTACAACTCCAATATATATAAGTCCTCCTGTTAAAGTAAAGCAGTTAGGCGTAGTAACACAAATTGCTATGAGTATCGGTGACGAAAGTCGAGGTACGATTGAGACAGGTATTAATATCCCGGGTGATAGTATACTATTCCCAGGTTGGGATCAAGCAGGTGGTGAATTAAGTAATGCGTTTACTGATGCTGAGGAATGGAATGTGCTTGCATTAGGCAATCAAATAGAGCTAGTAAATACATTAGGTATACAACAAGCTACAGGATTAGAGAAGCCAAAAGCAAGCGGCGCTCAAGGTGTTTGGACAGGTGTTTTAGATAAGGCTGCCGGGCAATATCGTGCCGGGCTATCTAAAATATTCTTGCGCAGAGGAGAGTCAGCTTCACCAATTGTAGGATACTTAACTCTTAATCCTCTAGACGAAAGAAAACTTTCAGTAAATTGGGATGAAGATACGTTGCCGTCATCAACTTCACTAACTGGTCCTACTAGATCAGATGGCAATATTAATGCTGTTGTTAATCCTGAGCGTAACCCTCCGACTATTGCTACTGGTATTAGATTCTTATTAACTGGTGATATAGGAAGCGCAGCTAATGTTGACGGACCTGACTACTGGAAGAATTCTAATGGTAGTGACTTTATAGCAAGTGCTAATGACATTATCGAATGGAGCGGCACTAGTTGGAGTATCATATTTGACGCTAGTGAACATGACGGTGACCCTGTATATGTAACTAATATTAATCCTAATAGCGGATTGCAGTTTAAATGGGAAGAAGGACAATGGGTTAAGGCATGGGAAGGCCTGTACCGTCCAGGTTACTGGCAACTTATACTTTAAGCTCATATATACTATATGAGAGATAAAATAATATGTAGCGGAGCAATTATATGCTCACTTGAAACAAAGAAATTCTTGTTGCTACAGCGTAATCATGTTAAACAAAAAGGTCAATGGGGACTTGTAGGCGGTACTAACGAAAAATACGAATCGCCGTGGGAAGGACTACAGCGTGAAATACAAGAAGAAATAGGATCACTTCCTAAATTCTACAAAGTATTTCCATTAGAGTTATTTGTTAGCAACGACGAAAACTTTAATTTCCACACATATCTTTGTTTTGTAGACAAGGAGTTTATGCCTAAACTTAATAGCGAACATTCTGGTTATTGTTGGGTTGATTTTGGTATTTGGCCAAAACCGTTACATCAGGGGTTGCATAATACTCTAAATAATGCTATAATAAAGACTAAGATTATGACTGCTGTTGACGTTATGCAGTTTATAGAGGAATCAGATGATAGTTAAACAACTATGGCCTACTACAATTGCACATTTTAAATGGAATGATCAAGAGTCTCTTGGACAAACTGTCAACGATATCATCTTAAAATTTCCAGACGGTATTGGAGATGATGAACGTCCTGACATAGAAGAATATAACGAACTACAATCTGCGCATAACTTTATAGATCAATCTATGGCAGAATATCTTAGTAAAGATTTTCCACTGCAACAACAATTTACATTTAGTTGGTGGGTACATGTGTATAGAGAAAATGCAACGCATCATATACACAATCATCTAGGTAGTCAATTTACTGGTATATTGTATCTAGCTTCTCCACCTAATGGCGGGGAACTGCTCTTACATGATCCTCGAGGCAATGCTAATAGAGGATATAATGATAATCTAAAGCATATATTTGCTCCAGAAGTTATTAAGCCACAAGCAGGAGACTTGTTTATTTTTCCTAGTTTTGTGTGGCATAATGTTGAACGTGTACACGACATGCGCATATGCATGCCGTTTGATGTATGGTGTTAAATGTTAAAACCAGCTGTATCTTTATCTCTTGAAGAGTTCTATAACTTAGTTAGAAGCCCAACTGCACATCAGAATCAAATGGTAAGTTTGATTGATTCTAACGGACTGCAACACTTTATTGACGAAGATGATTATATTTCTTACCTAGGAAAAATTGATCAACTATTAATGGATGATACTATTACTATAAAAGTCGAAAAGTACGAAAAAGAAATAGATTATAATAACGGAACTGTTCATATTTTTTATGCTAGAAAAAACAGTCCTAGTTTTGATACACATACTGACCCTATAGATATAGTTTTAGAAGTAACACACGGTGTCAAGACAATCGAAGTTAATGGAGTTAGTACAGTTATTCCTCAAGGAATATGTTTATTTGTGCCAGCAAATACTTTGCATCGAGCAACTAATGAATACGAAAGTATCATGCTTTCTTGGGGGTTACATGACAGTACATAATGCTACACAATTACTAACTTATATTAAGACTACAGAAACCTGCAATTTAAACTGCTCACATTGTTTCACTAATGGTATAAACGGACGTAAGATATATTTTAATCCAGTAGACACTGCTGCGTTTGTTAATCGTATAAATGACAAAATGCCAGGATGTCAAATAGCGTTAGAGTTTCATGGCGGAGAACCAATGCTTGCTCCTGTAGAAGACATGCTGTTATTTCACAAACTTACATATGATGTATGGGGAGATAGAGCATATTACGGCATGACTACAAATCTTACGTACAAGCTTACACAAGAAAAACTAGACTTAATATACGGCATATTACATAAGCGATTGGGTACTAGTTACGATCCGTTTATACGTTGGGCAAATCCTAAACAGCAAAAGCTTTGGGAAGACAATGTTAAGCAATTAACTAGTGACGGTGTAGACATTAAGTGCTTTGTAAGTCTAAGCAAAGATATGATACAAGTAAATCCGGGCGATGTTATTGAATATCTTATTAGCCTAGGAATACAAGAAGTTGATTTTGAACGGTTAACGTCTGATGGCAATGCTGTTCGCAATCCTAAAATATTTCCTACTAACATAGAAATACAAGATTGGTATATGCTGTTACACAAAGAAACAGAAATAAGAGGGTTGCGTGATCGTATATATAACGCAACACTCGAAAGTGTTTATATGAAGTTTGAAGAAGGAATTACTCGTGCTAGTACATTCTGTAGAGACTGTGAGCAAAAGTTGTTTACAATTAATGCAGATGGAAGAATAGCAGGGTGTCCTAATTCGGCACCAACAGCACACTATGCACATATTAATGATAGTATCGAAAGTATATTATATCATCCTGGACGCATGTGTAATATTGCAGCAGAAATGAATAGAAACCCCAAATGCTACGAATGTCCTGTACAATTTTTCTGTGGTGGAGATTGCTATAAACTTGCATGGGAGGGCGATGTATGTCCTGCTCCTAAGAAACTAATGATGGAATTAGCATAATGGATTTAATTATTAAACCTACTGAAGCGTGTAACTTTAAATGCACATTTTGTTCTAGTACAGACATTGATCCTGAAAATGCAGGACAACTAGATCATGATTATATTTTTAGATTCTTAGATAGATATCCTGATACAAACACTATTATTGTAAATGGCGGTGATCCTCTTATGATGGATCCTAGCTACTATTGGAAGATAATAAAGTATCTTGATGATCACAATTATCCATCAACTATTAGCTTTACTAGTAATCTGTGGCCGTTTTACGTAAAGCCTGAGAAATGGGTAGAATTATTTAATCATCCTCGAATGGGAATTTCTACTAGTTTTCAATATGGCGCAGGACGACTAAAAGGCGACCTAAGTATCTTTACTGAGGAAGACTTTTGGAATGTTTCAGATAAGATGTTAGAGCTTTGCGGTTATCGTCCTGAGTTTATTGCTGTTATCGACGACATGAATGAACACACTGCTATTAAAACAGTAGAACTTGCTAAGAAGATGGATGTAGTATGTAAAATAAACTATGCTATGGCAAGTGGAGAACAAGGCTACACATATAGACTAAGCAAGATTTATAAATTATATCTTGACATATATAATGCCGGGTTAGGTGATTGGGAATATAACGTTCAACAAATGATTAGGCGGCTAGCATCTGATACAACAACGTGTCCACAAAATAGAATGTGTGATAGCGGCATACGTGCGTTCAATCCTGGTGGTGATTATTATAGTTGCGGTAGTTTAGGCGACGATAAAGATTATCCAATTGACTTCGAATATGAAATGTCCGGAGGATTTGAAACTCCGTTACAACATGACCCAGAAATACAAACTATGAAAATGGCTTGTTATACGTGTCCTATGTTTAAAATATGTAACGGATGTCGTAAGACTGTTAGAGATCACAAGCGTGAAGGTCAAGTAGAAGATCACTGTTTTGAAATGAAGCAACTTGCTCCTGATATATTAAAACTTAATGGAAAAGATCCTAGCGAAGTTACACCGTATGTGAGAGAATATGACTGAATTTACTGTTAGCATTAATCCTACATACTACTGTAATTTTCGATGTGATTTTTGCTATCTAACACCCAAACAGTTAGGAGATAAGCAACGAATATCTCCTGAGGATCTAGACAAGCGATTAAGTGAAATAACAGTGCCTATTACACACGTAGATTTATACGGTGGTGAAATAGGGCTACTTGAGCCGAAATATTATTACAGTCTTAAAACAGTAATAAGAAAATATTATAATGGCACTATAAATATTAATACTAATTTAAGTGCAAGACCAGATTTCTTTTTAGACGACGATGTACATGTTAGTGTAAGTTATGACTTTGAGGCTAGAGAACTTAGTACAAAAGTTATGCAAAATATTATGTTATTTCCTAAAGACATTAGTGTACTTGTATTAGCAAGTCCTCGTGTACTAGAAACAGATGTAGAATTTATGATTAATACGTTTAACATGGTACAAAATATTAAATGTGTTGAAATTAAACCGTACAGTACAAATCAAGCAAATGCACATTCTGTTACACACAGAGACTTTGAACAACATGTTCAACGTTGGATCGAATCTCCTATAGAGAAACAGTTTGAATTTGTAAATGTTGAGGAACTTGAAGATGTATTAGAAGGCATACGTAATGCATTCAGCAATGATCATGTATACATTACTCCTGATGCAAAATTTGGAGTACTCGAGTTTGATCAAGACGACAACGAATTTTTTGAAAAGTATAATACATTTGATGAATATAAATTATGGGCAAAACAAGAGTCAACTAGTAATGTAAGTGATATTTGTAAAGCCTGTGAATACTACGGCAAATGCTTAACTGAACACTATCGTTATGTTAAAGATTTAGATAACGGTTGTAATGGATATAAAGGATTAATAGACTGGTATGCTAGACTGGAAGACTAGATTAAATTTATTCAATAGCATAGCTACTGATTTTACCGACGATCTTAATAAGGTAGATATACGCACGGAAGAAGATAGTGTCGAATGGGCAATAAAGCATTTTCACGAACGTGTTAACGAATGGGTTTATCCTGCCAAGAGTTATTTTGTAGCAATTTGTTATGCATACTGGATTAGCCAAGAATTTGCCGACAATGACTTTATAGAATTACTAAGTGATCCATTATTATTAGCTGGCAACGATCCGTACTTTAAAACATATATAGAAGATCCCAAAACATATATAGATATATTAGATCAAGATGTGTTTACTGCGATTGAGTCTCGCTCGGGAATGGTTGCCGACGTAAGGTCTTATTTTGAGGAAGAGATGATGCTTGATCAGTATCCCCTACATAATTAAAGAATTCTTTAATAGGACATACGCCAGGTGGCAAGTCTCTAGCACGGTTCTTCCAATCCCATTGTGTATAACAACGAAAGCCGCAACGATCAAAATACTGACAACTTAAACAGCCAACTTCATCCATGTATGCTTGCATTAGATTAGTGTTGTCTTTTCGTATGTAAGAATGATTAAAGTCGTTACGTGTGTAACGATGCCATCTACAATTTGCAACTGTATTATCTGGAAATATAGTAAGCTTGTTCAAACTCATACAATGCATCTGATTTACTTCGTTTTCGATTAACTCTCTGTACGGAGCAATGTGCGGATAATTATCTGCAATATATTTCATAAATTTTAAATACAAACTATCTGCAGGAACTAAATGATCGTATCCTGGATCAGGAATAAAGTCATCAAAGAACAAATCAAAGTTGTCATACAAGTAATCAAAATAAACATCGCCTTCAAACAATGCATTAATACTTTCTGTTGTAGCAACTAGATTAATAGTAGAGATATAATCTTTAAAGCGTTCTATATTTTTAGTGTACTGGCCGCCTGTAGGTCTTCCACTAAGATCATAACTTGCAATGAGCTTACTAGGAATGTTAACTTGATTTAAATCGTCTAATAGCTTACGCACATCTTCATGATACTTAAACAAAAAGTTACTAACCCACACCACTTGTATAACGTGTCCATACTTATCTGTTATTTTTTTAATTTCAACCATTAAATCAAAAAACATAGGATATAATGTGTCTTTTGCACGATCTTGAAATAGCTCGCCGCCTACCATATTAAACTGTATAGCATGAACTTTGCCTTGCATCTTTTTGCAGTGTGCTTCTACTAAAGGCAATTTCATTAGCATTTCTTCGTACGTCATGCCTACTTCGCTTTCTTTATCATGAAAACAAAAGTCACAATTAATAGGACAATTTTCAAAAAGTGTTATTTCTATTTCACCAATATGAGGACGTTTGCGTTCTAATAACATTTCTGTAATACGATTAGCATCCTGTTGTTCTTTAGTTTCTAACAAATAATCGTCAGTGATATTGTCTGGCATTAACGCTTTTAATATATCGGTTCCGCAGCTCATGAGTTATATCCTATATTATCGTACAGTGCCATTACTTGTTTATTTATAAGACATTCATTGTGTCCAATGACATCTGTGATTAATGTAGGTATTAATCTAGAACTGCAATTTTGTACATACTTGCATCCGTTACATACTAAATTAGGCATATTTTTATATTGTAACATTTCTATATTATGCTTAGTTTCAACAATACTATTAAGCACATTATCTTTTACATCTACCTTTAAGCTAGAATGATATATTGGGGAGTTTTCATATAAGAAAGGAACAATATAAAGTTCATCATTACTTATGGATACAACAACTTCGTTAAACGACTTATGACTATTATCACTTTGCAGCCAAGTAAATAATTTTCTAAATCTCTGTTCGTCAAGTAATGCTATTTTTCCAATGTCATGATTCCAGCCAGTGATATGTTTTAACATCTTCTCCGGTTTATTTGCCAATGCTCTAACTACACTAGGTGCCCATTCAATAATAGTATTCCATTTAGAGTTTACCATTTCTATTGTGTCTAATACATTATCATTTATCTGTTGTGTTATATTACATACTAGACTAACTTCATATTCTAATTTGCTTTTTTGCATAGTTTCTAAACGCTTGTCAATAAGATCATGTACAAGAGGATTATCTAACATATGTAAGTCTACTGCAATTTGTACATCAAATGGACGTTCTTTTAGATAGCTATTTTCGATATGGGTAATAACTTCTTGTACTCTTTCGTCTTGGATGAAGAAGTCTATTGAACAGTTGTGCTGTATGCCGCCATCATCAGGCAAAGCAGATACTACCTTTTGAAATCTAGGATCATCTAAAACATCAATGATATTTCCACTAGAGAAAAAATCAGTTGGCCCTAATATAATGTCATCTAATACATATTCTTCTGTTAATTCGTCAACTAATTGAGCTGCTAAATCTAAGCCTAATCCAGTACCAAAGTTTTTTCTACGCTTTACAAAACAACCACTACAGTTGTATGCACACCCTTCGAGTATTTCGAGCATGAGCTGTATTTTTAGTTTACTATGTTCAGTTGGATCTATGAACCCTTCTGGAGCAAGCGACTGTGTGTTATTTTCTAAATATGTTTTCCAGTCATTTTTTAACATGTTAACGGCCTATATTCATTTAATACTTCTCTAGGATATACACACTCTGTAAAGTCAAAATGCTCCATATAACTTAGTACGTGTTTTTTCAAACATATTTCACGACGATTACACGTTTCGCAATGCAGTGTTTTAGGAGAATACGCAAGCTGATCCATATACAAGTCTGTTTTTATATTAGTCCAACTTTTAATATTTGTTGGGTCTTTTACTCTAAACTTTTTGTCACGTATAAGTGCAACTTCATAAACAAACGGAGTTGAATAAAATTCTCCGGCACTATATGTATAATTTAATTCAAGTGCGCCGCCTTGATTCTTGTCAGCTATTGTCATGGCCAGGTACTCTTGATTTTCCTTAGTGAACGTGTCTTCTATTATATCAACCCACGCCCTAATAATATCGTTGTGTATTTTTCCTTTACCGTAACGCTGATAGCTAGGAATAGGCTCTACAATAGTGTCGTACTCTTCTTTTATTACACGACATATTTCTGCTAGATTTCCAAACTCAGCAAAGTCTTGATCCATATTAAAAATTATAGTAAAGTTTAAAGGATCAGTAAATCTATTTAAAACATTATGTATACGTGCTAAGTGATTCTTTCTGTATTCTGGATCAAGCACTTGTTTAACGTCAATAACTACTTGAAAGTCATATAAGAATCCTTCACATTTAGGTATAGCGTTAAATCCATCTATTATAGGATTAATATGAGAATCATCGTTAAGTAAGGTACTAATCATTCCAACAGTAGTACAGTTACTTACTACTTCTTTAAAGCTATCAAATTTTAAAACGTCTTGTATATTTAAATTGCCAAACACATCAGTGGGCCCAAGTATTATACTGCTAAATCGAATATTATTTTGATTAAACATTTTTTGTGCATCTAGTACTTTAGAGAATTGGTCATTAGATGATTGCTGTCTTCTACGATTAACAAAGCATCCTTCACAAGCATGTATGCATCCGTCAAGAACATCAACAGTCATGTTTACTTTTATATCATGTGCATCGCCTACACTAATATTATAGTCCTTGTGTCCCATTGTTGCTTCCCAGTAATTATCCTTTACTATTGGCATGATAAACTTTCTTTATATCCTCTAATCTTTCGTCACCGTCTTCGGTTACTAAAAACTTTTTACGATAGCCTTGTTTGTCTGCTTCAACACTGTATCCGTTCCAGTTGTACATTTCAGCAGCACTTTTATTATAGTTATGCATATTTTTAATCATGTTTTCCTTTGGTGCAATGCATGTATCTACACCTAGATAATCACGTAACAATATTATTTTTCTATTATAGCAACTAAAGAATAAATCACAGTTTTCGCACTCTGTTCCTTTTGCACGTTCTATCTGCGTAAGTGTTTTACTATATGCTTCGTCTAAATCTTTAACTTCAAACTGCTCATCGTACAATGCCATATTTTCATACATAAACGGACTTAAATACCATTTGCCTCGTTTAAAGTTAAGCACAGTATAATTGTGGCCAGCATGTGAATGATCCACCATAATGTTGTTTAAATGAGTGTCTTCTGGCAATGCTTCGAAAAATGCATTAAACTGATTAAGTGTGCGCAATATTATATTAGGCTTATGACTGCGACTAACACTCGGTATAAAGTCTATTGTAGTGTCAAACTCTTTAACTACAAAGTCATGAATATCTTCATATTTTATATCGTAGTCTCTTATGTTTACAATAAAGGTATATGTACATTCATGTCTTAGATTCTTGTCTAAATATGCAATGCAACGCTTTAGTTGTTGTATATATAATATATCATTGTAGCGCATAGGATCTGTTGCTATGCCAACTTCTATTTCAGTGTCAGTATTTACATTGTCATGTAAAAATGTAATCCAACGACCGAGATGACTAATATCCTGTTCTAAGAATGTAGTTGTAAATGCAAGTATTGGAGAGTTTTCATTAATCATTGCTAACAAGTCAGGATCTTGCATTACGCTGTAAAAGTTTTCACTACTTAAACAGTCAGTCGGGCCTATTAATATTTCGTCAACTAATACGCCTTTATCAGTTATACGCTTTACAAACTCGCGACAATCCTTTAAATGATTAGTCTCTGGAGCATTACCTCTACGATGTACGAAACATCCTGGACACGCATGCACACATCCGTCTAAAACGTCGAGTTGTATTTTTACTGCACTAACTGGCTTAGTTTGTGTCTCAGTTGTTAGCTCGTAGTATAAGTTATTTTTAATGACTGGCATCTATATACTCCTTTACTGTAACACATTCTGTTAAATTTCTTGACTTCATGTAAATTAATACATTGCGTTCTGCACAGCTCATTAAGTACTCACAGTTTTCACATTCTTTAGTAGACGTTGCATGTGATAAATTTTCAGCTAAAAAGTTTGTAGTATTAAGACTGTCTACCTTAAATTCTTCTGTGCGCTGTAGTATTCCGTCAAACACAAATGGATTCATATATAAGTTACCGTTATAGAAACTGTAATTAGTACATCCATGTCCATTAAAGTTTGCATCAAACATTGTGTATAATTGTTTGTATTTTGGTTTTATATTTTGATTGCGTAGTTCGTCTAAAAACATCGGAAGCAATTTACTAACTTTGCCTCGACTATTGCGGTCTGTTAGGAAACCTGGCAGTATGACTACTGGTGCGTTAAAGTCTTTCA